CTAGCCCTGTTGCACTTACAGCAACAAACATACGTGATAAGTTTGCTCTGGCTTTGACACTTGTACCTAAAGCATTGCTCGGAAAATTTGGTAAAGGCGGTCTTAAATTCTGTGTTTCTTACGCAGATGAGCAGAAATATGCAGAGGCTCTCCGTACTGATGCTTACAAAAATACTCGTTCAGACGAAAAGGCTTATGATCAATTCAGAGGTTATGAGATAGAAATGCTTGCAGGTCTGCCTGAGAACACATTTTATCTTGCTATCCAAAAACCTGATATTGATTCTAACACATGGCTTGGTATCAACAGCACAGAGGATAACCAACTCCAACTGATGAGACTGCAAAACAACTCCGAGTTGTTCTTTGTAAAAGGTCTTTTCAAAATGGATACTCAGATAGGATTCCCTGACCAATTCGTATTGTACACCACGCTTACCGCGTAATTAAAAGCAAATAATAAAATGAGAAAATTTATAGCAATAATCGCAGTAATACTTATCACTGCATCGGCATATGCCCAGTCTGCTTTCCCACGCACAGGCGTATCAGCAGGTACGGATAACACATATCGTGTATTGACGTACAATTATTCATCTCCATCAACAGATAAAGCGGGTCTTGATACAATCGCTTTTGCTCCTTATTCGTTTCATACCGATGTTTTCATTGATTCGGTACTGGATAGCGTAGCGGTGAAAATAGCAAGCACCACAAATTCTTACTTTGGTGATGAGTTTGTAGTAGTAGTTCACAATTCACTTTCTACTGGCAAATGTATCAGATGGGCGGGTGCATATTTTGCAACGGCTACAACTACCACAGGGTCACAAAATGGAACGTTGTATTTGTCAAATGGTAAAGAAGCGGTAATAAGATTTGTATTTAACGGCTCTAAATGGGTCGAAGTGTCACGAATGGCGCAATAATGGCAAAGGACAACAAGCTATCTAAAGAGACAAAGACAACTGAGGTTATCACTCACGAAGCATTTGAAAGTCACCCACATGTTAATCGCGTGTGGGTGAATCAAAGCACAGGCGAATGGTATCTGCATGAAAAAAAAGGTTGTCTATTAATTGAAAGGGATAAACCCGCAAATAAATAACAATGGCATTAGGTGATGTAACATTCGTAAAGGGGCAAGGCGGGTTAGGTAGACCGCTTGCGGGTCAAGACTACGTGTCTGGGCTTATTTTCTACACTAGCAACGGTACTTTGCCAAGTGGTTTTAGTACGAGCAACAGAGTGCAAGCGGTATTCAGCGTTGCACAAGCGGAATCATTTGGTATTAAATCTGATTATAGTGATGCCACACCTGCACAAGCTACATATCTGATAAGCACAAAGGGTAATACAGGCGATACGGCTACACTTAAATACACTGGTATTAATGGAGTAGTTCTTAATCTCGGTACATACACGGTAGCATCTTCTGATAATACAATAGCTTTGCAAGGCGCGGCATGGGCGGCGGTTATAAATGCAGGGACATACAATCACGGTTGTACAGCTTCTTTTGCTACTGCAACGCTTACTATAACACTGCCAAAGTCACAAGGTATATTTCCGAATAGCGGAACGCCTGTATCGGTGATATTCAATAGCGGAGCTGGTTTTGCAGGAACACTTACTCAGGCAACTGTATCGGGTGTGGCATCTAAACAAGCTGTTTGGCACTATCATATTTCAGAGTTTTTCAGATTGCAACCTAAAGGCAAACTGTATATAGGATTTTTTGCAGTGCCTAGCCCATACACATGGACAGAGATCACCACAGTTCAGAATAGTGCCAGTGGCAGTATCAGACAAATTGGTATTTTGAAAGGATATGAATCTACCTATTCAAGTTCAGACCTCACGGCGATACAGAATCAAGTAACAACTTACTGTGACGCAAATCATAAACCATTGTCGGTTATATACGCGGCTGATTTGAGTGGTACATCTGATTTTACAACACTTACCGATTTGAATACGCTTACCGCTAACAAGGTGAGTGTGGTAGTATCTCAGGATGGCGGTGCGCTTGGTGCATTTTTGTATGCGGGTACTGGCAAATCTATCACTACACTAGGGGCATGTCTTGGTGCAGTAGCATTTTCTGCGGTGAATGAATCTATCGAATGGATAGGGAAATTCAATATCAGCGATGGCACTGAATGCGATACACCTGCACTTGCAAACGGTACGCTTATAAGTTCACTCAGCCAAAATCAGATAGATGCGATTGATAACCTTAAATACATATTCCTGACAACAAGAGTAGGTATATCGGGTGCATATTTCAATCACAGCTACACGGCAATAGCGAACACATCAGACTATTCAAGAATAGAGAACAATAGAACAATAGATAAGGCGATACGCGGTATTTATAGTTCTATGCTCCCTGCGCTTGGCAGTCCTATAACACTAAACTCTGATGGGACTATGAAAGCTACAACCGTAGCATATTTGGAATCATTGGCAGATGTAAACCTTACTCAAATGGTAAGAGATACTGAATTGTCTGCTTTTAAAACAAGCATAGACCCTACTCAGGATGTGTTGTCAACTGGCAAGGTAATAGTAGCCGTTCAACTACTCCCTATCGGAGTAGCAGAAGCTATACAAGTTAATATCGGATTCGTAACAGCAATAAGTTAAACACAATGGCATTAATAAACGGAGTAAATTATAGTTGGTCGAATGTATCTCTAGTGCTTTTCGGTGTGCCTGTTGTGGGTATCACGAAGATAGAGTACAAGGCTAAGCAAAAGAAAGATGATAACTACGGATTTGGTGTTGAGCCAATATCTAGGGGTTACGGAAATAAAGAGTATGACGCTAAGATAACACTTTATAAAGACGAGTGGAATAACATCATAGCGGCGGCTCCAAATCGTGACCCACTGGCGATACCTTTCTTTGACATACAAGTGTCTTTCGGAGGTTCGAGAGTAACAGCATCAACTGATGTATTACTATCTTGTGAGTTCCTTGAAGATCCATTTACAGTAGGTCAGGGAGACACAAAGATAATGATTGAATTGCCGTTGAAAATAGCGGGTATCAATCACAAAGACTAAGATTGAAAAATAAGAAGGGGAAAGCGGGATAAAACCCGCTTTTTTCTTTTAAATTTGTACCAAATAATAACAACATATGTCAGAAGAAGCAACAACAACAGTAGAACTTAGCAAAGAAGAAAAAGAAACGTTATTTAATCAGCAGATCAATGATAAAGCCGACCAGCTGACGGCTATTCATAAAGTCAAAGTACATCCTATTGTATTTCGTGAGGCAATAGATTCAGAGCCAATTGTTGGATATATGAAAGAGCCCTCAAGGCAAGCTAAATTAGCGGTAATGGATAAGTCAATGGTTAATCCATTTAGCGCATCTCAGGAAATAGTAGATTACTTTTTAATTAAAGAAGAAAGCGACAAACGCATTTGGGATGAGAATCCTGATAACGATAAATATTATATCGGTGCTTGTAAAGTAGCATTTGATATGGTCACTTTATCAATCAATCAGTTTAAAAAAAAATAGTTGACTATGCTATCCATGAGGAATGTGATGACATAACTCAATGGATGTGCCTAGTTCAATATCATTTTAAAGTTGATCCTGACACATTAAGCGATGATACGCTTGCTAAATATATAGGTCGTTTGAGATACGCATTGCAGAAGACTAATCAATGGGATAAATAATGGCAGAAAATGTAGAATATACGCTAACCTTGAAAGATATGCTTTCGGGGAAATTGAATGAAGCTAACCAATCGGCGGAGCGTCTTAATGGCACCATGGAGACAATCAAAGGTACATTGGCTACGCTCGGAGTAGGATTTGCGATATTTGAAGGGGTTGGATATATTAAAGAAGCCATAGAATCAGTACATAAGTTAGAACAGAACACCGCTAAAGTAGAAGCCAATTTAGAAAGCACGGGTGAGAAAGCTGGAATAAGCATGAAAATGATTGAGGATTGGGGTAAAAAATTACATCAAACAACGGGCATCAGTACCGCAGAAATCAGGGACGCTCAATCTCAATTGCTTACATTTCCATCAATTACTAAAGATACATTTGAAGTTTCAATGGGTAGGGTCGCTGATTTGGCAAAACAGACCAATCATGGTTTAGAAGAAACTGCTGTTGTATTTGGTAAAGCATTTGGTGGAGATACGGCTATGGAGGGTATGGGTAGATTGCAAAGATATGGCGTTGTGTTTACTAGCGTACAAGAAAAAATGATAACAAAATTATCTGAAAGTGGTAAAAATGTTGAAGCGCAACAATATATGCTTGATTCGTTATTTCATAGTGGATATGGTGGCGTAGCAGAAAGAATGTTTAATGCAGACCCATTAGGACAATTTAATCTTAAAATGGGAGATATTAAGAAATCAGTCGGTGAATTGGCAATGGAAACACTGATAGTGCTTAAACCCGCGTTAGAATGGTTTGCGGGTAGTCTTAAAGATGGAGTATCTCATTTAAAAGACCTTGCACACTGGATGAAGGAAAATAAAGACACGGTTAAGGATGTTGCAATCGGTGTCGGTGCGCTTGTTGCAGGATGGGCATTGTATAATATAGGCGTACAAGCAAGCATAGCATATAGCACTGCCATGAACGCATTGCTTTGGGCGCAAGATA